ATAACTTTATCTACCTTTAAGTCTTTAGCCATTCGTCCTGCCCAAGTAAATCTTTCATTACTAGCACTAGGTGTACAGTGGGGGTCTCCTATTACTAAGTGAGTTGTCATTAGTGTAAGTCTCCTTTTTTCCAATTAAATAAATCTATTACGTTATCTTTTCCGTTCTCTTGTTTGTCTTGTGTTACATCATCATCATAGAATCCTTGCATACCTTCTTCATATATTAGATCTGCATTTGTAGTTACAAATCTAACTATACCTTTTGCAATGTAAGAGCACACATCTCTATCAGCAGGACCTTTTGGATCTATAATACCACAAGTAAATCCTTTTTCATGTGGCGTTATAATTACAGACACTGATGTAAATATATCTAAAGGCTCATCAAAGTTCATTATACAACCTCTATCAAAGCATCAAGCTCTCGTATTTCTTTATCTTCTTCTGGCACACCAGACTCTATTAGTTTTTTTCTTTTAACAGCTAAGTCATGTAGAGTATCGTCTACATCTTCTTGTGCTTGTTCTGCTAAAGTATCTATCTCTTCGTCAGTTATTCCGTATGGAAATGTAATCATAGTAAGTCTCCTAAGTTAGTTTTCATATTTGATTCTTTGATTATAGCAACAAACTTTTTAAAGTCAAGCACAATCAATGGATCTCTTTTGTTCATCTTTAATACCACAACAGGCTCTAAGTTAGCATTAGATATTGCTTGATCATATGCATCGTATAATCCTTTCCATGTTTCTTTGTTTTTACATTCAATAGAAAATGGAAACAATCCTTGTGCAAATCTAGATAACTTAACATCAATACCTGACTCACCCATAATAGCACAAGAGATATCTTCATCTTTCTTCAAGTTAGGGAACGTACTCAATAGCACGTCCCTAACCCAGTTTTGTAGCCTTCGCCCCTTGGCTTTTCTACTGCGTACACTAGTAGCCATTGTCCTCTACCCTAGGATTATTGACTTCAGTGTACCAAACCCACTTGGGGTTTTTACCTTGCGACTGTTGTTGTGGTAACAGTTGCAAGTTTTCTCCCCAACAAGGAAACTTGTAAGGGCAGAAACTGCATGCTGTGCCTAATACTTTATTGCCTGTCTTCTGTTTTCTAAAGTATTCATCTTCAGCTTTGAAACATCTTTTAAATTTTTTGTTTAAAGTTATAGCTCTAATATTATTATCAATAGTACTTAGTGCCTGTTCTTTATATTCATCATCAGCTAGAGGAGCTTCAGTCAATGCCCACTCTCCAGTAGATTTATTAATTGCTATCCAACCACCAAAAGGTTTTTGCCTAGACTCTGCATACATATACCCCTGTGTTAAGTAGCCAAACAAATCATCTTCTGCTACTGCATGGAAGCCACCATTCTCTCCAAACTTATTAGTGAATGACCATGGCGATGCACTTTTAATATCCCATACTTTATCTTCAATCTCTACATCAAGTGTACCATTTACAGTGACAGCATCAAGTTTGTATTCAGTTTTTGTTTGCTCTGATTGTATTTCTACACCAGATGCTTTCATAATAATCATTGCCGCTTGCTCTATAAGATCTCCAAATAAATTTCTCATCTTAACATTGTAAGGTTGCGACTCACCTTTGATACCTTTCTTTTCCATTTGTAACTGGCACAAAGGTCTTCCGATGCTTGATGCCCTAAGACCAAACTCTTTATTTCTTTGGTCAGTGAATTGCTTGCGGAAAGATTCCATGCAAGCGTCACCAAACTGAGTGATCAAATCATCGGATACCTCGACTGCATCTTTGTTAGCAGCCTCCAAAAACACCCTAACTTTTTCTAGGATGCTCGAACTCATGAAGACAATACTTCAACAGGATCGTCATCAAACTCTGCGTCTACTGCCTGCACAGATACAGGTTCAGCTTTCTTTGCTTGTCTCCAAAGTTCTACTATCTCCTCATTCTCTGTGTTAATAGTATCTTGGAATCCAAGAAGAATTTCTTTTTCTTTATCTGAAAACTCTACTTCATCTGCATCCACACTAATATCAGACACATAGAATACATTGCTTCCAGCTTTTTTCTTTTTACTTTTGAGTGTAAGTGTATGATTAAACATTACTTTACCTCTGCGTCTAAGACTTTCTATTGCCTCACCAACAGGTTTAAAGTTACTGCCTGTTACTTTCCACAAGACAGGTAAGTTTATTACCTCTGCTGGATCTCCTCCTGGAAGACTGCCTTTGAAAGAAACTAAACCATAAACTAAACGATAACACTTTATAGCTTTCTGTTTCATTCTTTCTTCATCAGAAAGATTAGCAAGTTCTTTTGCAGGTATCTTACCACAGCGTACACCACCTTGTATATCTATTGCCTCATCTTTCCAAGACTTAAAGATTATACTTCTGTTGCTGTACTCATTCTTGTCTGCATCATACTTCATGTATTGGTATGCATTCATGAATGGTCTAAATGTAACAGGCTTACCGTATGCCATACTATCTAGTTCAGGAACATACACACCGTATGATCCTACTGGCACCTCCGCACCATCATCATTTTCTGGAAACCTATTTATGGCTAGCTTCGGTAAGAAGTTACCAGTAGAAGATTTCTCTTGTCCAATCATAGACATGATCTGATCTTGCGATAGTCCGTCTATGTTTGTTATCTCATTGTTTGTCATATGACCTCCTTTATTATTAATTATATATCTCTTATCTCTTCAATCACCATAAGGTTTTCTTTAGCAGTGGCTACCTTTGCTATTGCTTTATCTATTTCATCAAGGTGTTGAGGGTGTTCCCCAATACCAACAGATTTATTTAAATAAATTTCAAGCGTTGCCTTTGCCTCAGATATCTGAGCCTTATAACGATCTACTAATGCATCTAAGATTCTTGACATAATACTCCTTTCCTATCATACTTTACCATAATTGTCAAGTAATTATATTAATTATTACTAATATAAATATTATCACAAATACTAGTAAATCAAATAGGCTAAACGCAAATCTTTCAAACTTTTTCATAGTACTACCCTTTCTGTTTTTGTTATTATTTCTTGCATATCTAACCAATTATCGCCTATTTTTATCTCTGTGTCAAGCGGCACATTAAACTCTATGTTGTAAAAAGTATGTAGAGATTCTATAACATCTTTTGTTGCTGAGTTTAACAGGTGCGTCATTAAGTCTACTTCATCTGGATGCACGTCAGCTACTATAGAATCATGTACTGTATTAATTAGTAAACTTTTAACTTTATTTTCATGCATAAGTTTATAGGCATTAATGCAAGCGATAGGCACTATATCTGCAGTTGCAAATCCCTGAACAGGATAGTTCTTTATCTGCGTAGAATAGCTAGACCCACCCCATGCCTGTCTCTGTGCATATGGAAAAGAATACTCACGACCTGATGGCAGCTTTACTTTCTTAAACTCTATAGCGTTACTTTGTAAAGTCTCATGCCACTTAGCTATATCTTTATACTTCTCTAAGAAAGCTTTGTAGTATCTTTTCTCATCATCACTACCTGACATGCCACCATACAAAGGTTTAAATGTATGTGCTTTTGCATCCTGCCTAGATACTCCAATAGTATCTGCGGTAAACTGATGTACATCTACACCATTATCTATATCTTTCATGCCTTGCTTATCTTGTGCCAAGAATACAGCTGTCCTAAATTCTAGTTGAGAAAAATCTATCTCCATAATCTGACCACCTTTAAATCTAGAAGTAATAACTTTACGAATAGGAAAAGTATTACCTCGTGGTTGGTTCTGGAAGTTAGGATCACGACTAGATAATCTGGCTGTGGCTGTAACACATTGCATAAACTTAGGATGCAATACACTATCTTCATTTACATGATCTCTTATGCCATTAACAAATGTATTTAAGTATGTATCTATAGCATTATATCTTATAATTAAATCAACAAACTCTTTCATATCTCCCTGCGATCTCATTGATAGCTTCTTTAATGTATCTCTATCTGTTTTGAATCCACCCTCTGCTACTTCTGATACACCAACAGGCATCTGATTAAAGCCTGCAGTCCTGTTAAGCTGTAGATAAATTACACCTTCTCCGTTGCAATGAGGACACTTTGTAAGGTTCTTGAATGGTTCTCCATTTACTTTAAACTTTCGAATCAAACCTTTACCTTCACAATGAGTGCACTGTGTTGCTGATGTTTGTTTGATAACCTCTGTATTGGCTACAACTAAATCTCTAAACTTAGACTTGGATAGTGTGGGTCTGCGTTTCTTTCTCTTAGTAAATTTATCTATACCAATGTTAAATGTATCTACCCATTTCTTTTTATCTTTAACTTTCTTTGAGTATATCAACCAAGATAGTTGCTCAGTACTGCCAGGATTAATAGGAGTATCCCCCATCTTCTCTCTGATAATTCTTTTTATTTCTTGTGCCAATCTGCCAAACTCTTCCTTAAACTCTTGCTCCACTTGGTTTAATGCAGGCAAGTCAATGTTTATACCATTCCTTTCCATCTCACCAAGCACAGGTAAAAACTCATTCATCATCTTTGCAGATTTAAGTAAAGGTTTATTGTCATGCTTTTTAAAGTCTACCATCTGTGCATCAAACAAGGCTCGTGTGGATATAACATCTTGTCTACCATACTCTTCTATAATATTTACAGGTATATCTTCAAAAGATATTTTTTGTTTCATGTAATTATCTACTGCATCTGACTTCTGTGATATGCTTCTACGTTTACATATATCTTTTAATGATAGTGGCTTTCTCAATCCACGAAGTAATATGTATTCTCCTATCATAGTATCATACAATCTACCATCGTATTTAAATCCTGACTCCAGTAGCCACACCAAATCAAACTTAACATTATGCCCAACAAGAAGTGTGGTAGTATCTAACATATCTTGAACTGCCTTATGATTAGCTTGTATATCAAAGCTCTCATGATTGTGATTAAAAAAATAATAGTCATCGTTAGCACCAATACTAACTAGACAATTGTTTGGGTTGAAAGGTAACGGATCTACCTTACCATCTTTTATTTGAAAGCTAGTCTCTACATCTAATACTGTGATCATACTCTGTACCTTGAAAGTTGTGGTTCGATATTACAAGTTATCTCTCCATGATATCCTGATATCTTGTTCTTACTTATGCACATAACTCGAGTTGTGTCAAGAGAATCTAGTGATCCATGCTTGCCTATGCCTATAATTAAATCTGCTTCTGCAGCTTTACCAGTCTTTGAGTTCTCCATCATATCAAAAGATATTCTAGTTTTGCCATGAGCATCTGCTGATGCTTGTGATATTGCTATCACGCAACACTCGTGTCGTTTCGCTATCTCTCTTGCACCAGTATACACAGCTCTAAGTTTTTCATCTGTTCTTGTAAAGTTACCAGACACTCCAACTTTATCTAGCTGGTCAATGATAAGAATATCGGGCTTGTGATGCTTACAAAAAGCATCGACATCATCAATAGTCCAATCAACAGTATCCAAAAGTTTAACATTATCTTTTATCTCCTTCCATTTTTCTTTTGCTAAATCTAAATTGTCTGTAATCTCTTCTCGTGTCATACCTGTATGTGCATTGATGACACGCATCTGTGTTCTGATTGCAGGCTCTTCATTAATTAACGCACATACTTTCGCACCCTGAGATGCAAAACCTTTTAGTCCTCCAACAAGATTAACCCAGAACGCAGTCTTACCTGACTCTGGTCTAGCAAATAGTATAACTAAATTACCTGGACCAATACCTGGAACTTGCTCGTGTAAACTTGGAAGGTTAAATTCAAACTTAGTTTGAACATCTAATGATTCTAATAACTCTGGTATATCTTCTGTAACTGATTCATGCTCATCAGTATCTTCATCTGTGTTGTCTAGTAACTGTTTGATTTCATTAAATGATTTGTCCTGCCCATTGAATATATCTGTAGCTATAACTGCTACCTTGTGTGCAAGATTTCTTTTGTAGACTGCTTCAATAATATCTGTAGCAACAGCTTCGTTTGGTTCTTGCTCATCTTTTATTTCTTGTACAAGAGTTTCAAAGTTTAATCTTGCAGCTCGTGTTAGTGCAGGATTGTATTTTTCTGTATGTAAATCTATTAGTTCATCTATTGTTAGATCATCTTCATAATCTTTATGTGCCTTTTCTATAGTAGAAAAAAAGTTACCAAGACCATTAGTAAATGTAGTCTTAGATACTTTGCCTTTGTTTCTTTCATAGAAATTTTTTTTAAGTAGTAGTTTTATTAACTGTCGTTCTTGCATAGCATGTCCTTTATCTCATCAGGTTTAAAATATTTCAAGTCGTCTTCTAACATAACAACTCTAGTGTGTGCTACCATACCTACTTCTCTTGCTATGTCAAATGCTTTTGTTGTTGCATCTCTATCTAATGCTACAATAACATTCTTAAATCTTTTTTTTATTACTGTTGTATACTCTTGTGGTAAACTTGTACCCATTAATGCTAGTCCTGCAAAGTTATCTGATACTGCACATGCTGACGCACAATCTTCTACTATCACTGCAGTATCTCCACCACCACAAATGAATGGATATTTTTTACTACCATACACATACCACTTAGGGAGTATATTGTAATTCAAAGATCTACCAACACCTCCAATGATTTTATCTTCATCATCATGCACCATAAATACTACACGATCTAATGCAGGATCAAACCTTACATCTGCCTTGTTAGTATTGAAAGCAGTAAATGAATTGTTGTTCATCAAGTATCTAAGACATCTATCACTAGAGTGTGGGGATATAAAATTTTTTGGTACAATAAAATCTACATCTGGCTTGTCCCTATCCTGATAAATAAAATGTTCTATGTCGTGCATAGTTTTCTCTGTATAGTATGCACCTTTGGCATCACAAGAGGCAGAGAAACAATACCATAATACTTTTGAATCTTCTTTGCTGATTGAAAAAGTATGCTTACGCATACAAAAAGGGCAGTCCATTCTCATAGACTGCCCCTCATCTAACCCTAAATCTTTAATAACTTCTATTTGATCTGCGTAATTCATGTGAATCCTATAACATATTTTTTTTATTGTGTCAATAGATTAGTGGGCAGTTTATCTAGTACTCGGTAGGCACTACCCAGCCTGAAAGTTCACAACTTACAATTCTAGTATTTTAGCATTGCGAGATTACTGTATCACTCATAAGTGGGAGCAGGAACGACCAACCTGCTCCCTGATACGAACACTACCTCTCTAGCTAGCTTTGGGTTTTACCATTTGTTCATACCAATATCGTGTCATTGCAAGGTTTGATCATTGTAATCATCTTCAAGCTCTGTTATGAAATCATCAACGGCTTGGGCAACTGAGTTAGGCAAATCAGTTAGCAACTCGTTGTGCCAAGTGCCATCTTCATATTGCCAGTTAATACTCAATGCCCAGCCTGTCGCTATCTTCTTCTTTCCCTCACTCATCAAGACCTACTACTGGTGTAAGTTTCATTTGATTCTTATTGTATTGTAGCTCAACAGTATACATCTGCCCATTGAAACGAATCCAATCAAGAGTCTTAAGATTGATATTGCGATACTGTTTCTTGATAGTATCAAAGACAATCATAAACTCTTCTTTCTTTGTCGTTCTTTCTCCACCTCTCAGATG